CTGAAACAGCGCGTCCAGATCCCCGTGAATGATGAACGCCACACACAGCGCCCGGGCATCGCGAAATATCGCCGCGGCTTCGTCGTCGGTGAGCTGCCAAATCTCGACGAGCTTGGCGCGGGGTGGGTGGGTTAGGCGTACTTCTGACGCTCGACATTGACTCGGCCTGGAATGTCGAGCCGGCTGACGCGCTCCCAGCTTCGCACCATGAACGCGCTTCCTGGTTTGCGGCGAGACAAGAAGGCCGCACCTACTGCGATGGGTGTGTTTCCAGGGACAACTTCGAGAACGACGCGGAACTCAGCGTTGGCGTTAGGGTGCATCATCTCGAAATCGTAGTAGGCCATCTCTGTCTCTCCATCTCGTTCCGGCCCCATCGCCGTCTCGATGTGCTCATTATACGTAAGTCGGAGGCTGACGCAATAAGTACATATCCCTAATTGCATTCTGCAACGTTATCCGGTATCATATTCACCCATGACGATAGCTCAGCGTATCCGGGCTCGCCGCACGCGCGCGCAGCGTGAGCGAGAACACCTACGGCTTCAGCGTCAATCCGTCATCGCCGCGGCAGATGCCAGGATATCCCGCGCGGATGCCGAGAGAGAGCGGGAGCGGCCCAAACCTCGCAGGACACAGGAGCCGAGCGACGTGCTCGTGAGCCGCGGGACGATCACCACGAGCCAAGCACAGGCAGGCGAGCGGCTGGCCCGCGATTGGGCGCTGTCCATGTCGGAGCAGCGTGTCACCGCGGCCTACGAGCAGCGGACACCTGGACACGATGACCCGTCCGTCCGCGTGGTCGATGCCAGGGCGCGCTATGAGGCGGCAATCCTCTCGATGCAGGGCGAGGCTCGGTTGCTGGTGGAGCATGTGTTCGTGATGCCGCGGTTGCCGCTCAGCCAGTGGGGCGAGTATGCGTCGTTGCACTCCGAGCACAGGGCCGAGGTGACAAGGATGCTCAGGGCAGGGCTCGATGCGTTGAGGGGGCATTATGGGGGTGAAAATCGTGAGTGACGACGTGAGGCAAGAGAAGGCTCCAGAAGACGCCATCGATTTGTGGTGCTCAGCATGGCAAGCCGCACGTAGGGCCGAACATACACGAAGCGACGGATATGCCAGGATGTTGCGCAAGAAGGCCGATGCGATTGAATGGAGCAGCGTGGTCGACGCGCTGAAAGCCAGGATTGAGCGGTTGGGATCGACGGGCGCTTGACGTGGTATCGCGCCGGGCTTTGGGTTGGTCGCCCCATGCGTGGGCGATGTGCGCTTTCGCCCAAAGTCGTGCCGGTTGCGGCGACGTTGCCTGAGGGATGCGACGCAGACGGGCGGCGGGCGTTTCGCGACCAACTACCCATGACGTCAGTCTATGAGCAGTGGGAGCCGCTGGGCGATGACCTGCCGCAGCGGTGTATCGGGCTCGTGCCATTCACACCATGGCAAGGCCTGCATTTTGGCGAGCCGATCCAAAGCTGGCCCGAGTGGAGTGTTCGCCGTAACGGACGACGCTACGCGGTGGCTCACGATAGCATCATCGAATCGGACGACGAGGATCGGGCTTGGGACTATTCGATCGTCACCGAATTCGTCGAAACATTCGATTCGGCGGCGCTCGCCGCTATCGATATGCTCGCCAGACCTCTTGCACCGCGCCACGAAATATGATAGCGGGAGCCAAGATCGGAGATCTGTGAAATTTCAATAGTTTAGGGCGTACGGCAGGTGAAATGGCAGAAGGGGCAGTCGGGCAATCCGACAGGGGCCAAGCCATCGCCTTGGGCCGAGGCGCTAAGGCTCTGCGCTCAGGAGGTCGACGTCTCGGGCCGTAAGCGGCTCAGGGAGTTGGCCGAGAAAGTATTCGAGATGGCCATTGCCGGCGACATGGAGGCCGTCAAAGAGATCGGAAACCGGCTCGATGGCAAGCCCCGGCAGGAAGTGGTCGCCGAGGTCAATAGCAACGTCACCGTGACCGATTACTCGTGGATCGAGCACCTACCGGCGGAACAGCTCCATAGTCTCGCTACTATTGCCGTCATCGCAGCTCGCGAGTCTGCCGCCTCTTCCGCCGACAGCCGAGGAGCTTCAACGGTTAATTGACCGTGAGCTGTGCCGGCGGTCGCTGGCGGAGTTCATCCGGCAAGCTTGGCCCAACATCGACCCCAGCCCCTACGTCCACGGCTGGCACATCGACGCGATCGCCGAGCATCTGGAGGCGGTCAGCGCCGGGCAGATCAGGCGGCTGATCATCAACATCCCGCCTCGCTCCATGAAGAGCTTGAGCGTCGCGGTGGCATGGCCGGCGTGGGACTGGATCAAGCACCCCGAGCGGCGGTTCCTGTTTGCCAGCTACGCACAAACGCTCTCGACCAGGGATAGCGTCAAGTGCCGGCGGCTCATTCAGTCGCCGTGGTATCAGGACAATTGGGGCGCCAAGTTCGCACTGTCGGACGACAACAACCTCAAGATGAGGTTCGACAATTCAATGGGCGGCTATCGACTGGCCACGTCGGTCGGTGGTGCGCTCACGGGTGAAGGCGGTGATTGCATCGTAGTTGACGATCCCCACAACGCCATTGAGGCTGAAAGCTCAGTGATCCGCGAGGGTGTCCTGGAATATTGGGACACGGCGATGAGCACGAGGCTCAACGATCCCAGGACGGGCGCCTATGTCGTTGTGATGCAGCGGCTTCATGACCGCGACCTGACCGGGCACGTGGTAGCCAAAGAGCAGGGCTGGGATCACCTTTGTCTGCCCATGCGTTACGAGACCGGGCATCCGACCCCGACGCGCTCCTCGCTCGGCTGGCGCGATCCTCGCACCAAGGACGGCCAGCTCCTATGGCCCGAGCGGCTGGGCGAGCGCGAGGTCACGAACCTGGAGGCCGCTCTCGGCCCCTACGGCTCGGCTGGGCAGCTCCAGCAGCGGCCCGCGGTGGCTGGCGGCAACATCCTCAAAAGCGAGTGGTGGCAGGCGTGGGGCGAAGGGCCGGCCCCGAATTGGCTCACGGGTGAGCAGGCGGCAGATTGGCGGCAGGGCAGGCCGCCCGATTGCTCGCCGCTGTTCGCTACGCTCGACACTGCGCACGAAACCAAGACTACGTCGGATTACTCGGCTTGCACCATCTGGGGCTCCTGGACGGATGCGCGGGGCATCGATCACGTCATTCTGCTCGGCGCGTGGCGTGAGCGGCTGGAGTTCCCCGATCTGGTCAAGCGTGTGCGCAAGACGGCTGCCGACTACATGCTCGACGAGCTGAGCATCGAGCGCAAGGCGAGCGGTATCTCGCTGATCCAAGAGCTTCGGCGCCAGCGGCTATCGATTACCTCGGTCACGCCTGACCGCGACAAGGTTGCCAGGGCGCACAGTATTGCCCCTACATTCGCAGCCGGTCATGTCTGGGCGCCAAAGTCCAAAGTCTGGGCCAAGATGGTGATAGACGAATGCTCGGCGTTTCCCAGCGCAGCGCATGACGACCTGACCGACACCGTGATATACGCTGTGTCGAGGCTGCGTGGTCGGGGCGGCGTCTCGGTTGCCGAAGAGGAGCGCGAGGTACCGCTGCCCGATCCGCGGGACCGCGAGGGGGCGATGTATGCGTAATCTCATAAAGGCCGCCACCTAAACCCATGCTCCCTGCCCCGCTGCCCGACATGTCCGACGACGACATGCCGGAGGGCGGAGCTGTGACCGAGATGGACGACGGCGGGCTGTTGATCGATCTCGATCCGCAGCCCGAGCCCGTCGATATGTCGGGCCATGCCAATCTCGCCGAGTTGATGACGCCCGAGGATCGTGGGCGCCTTGCCGCCGAGATCCTGGACGCAATCGATCGGGACAAGCAGAGCCGACAGGAATGGCTCGACAAGCTCAAGGACTGCCTCAAGATCGCGGGGCTGGAGCCCGACACGTCTCCAGGTCCATTTGACGGCGCCTCGCGTGCGGTCGATCCGCTGGTTCTGGAGGCCGCGCTACAGTTCCACGCTCGGGCCATGGGCGAGCTGTGTCCCCCAGGCGGCCCGGTGCGGACGCAGGTTCTGGGCGAGCAGAGCGACGACAAGCTGGCGCAGGGCGAGCGCGTTCGCGACTACCTCAATTATTGGGCGACTGAGCAGGCGCCCGAATGGGGCGACGACACCGACAAGCTGTTGTTCTACCTGCCGTATTACGGCTCGCTGTTCAAAAAGAGCTGGTTCGACGCCAAGCTGGGGCGCGTCACCAGTCGCCTAGTGTGGCCCGAGAGCCTGATCGTCAATTACGACGCGGTCAATCTCGACGAGGCCGAGCGGATCACGCACAAGCCGGCCGGCATGTCCAAGTCGTACGTCAAGCGCATGCAGGCAATGGGGCTGTGGCTCGACGATGAGCTGGGCGAGCCGTCGCGCTCCGAGCCCGAGGGCGTGCGCGAGACCGCGGATCGCATGGAGGGCCGCTCGTCCAATCAGGACGATGATGAGGCGCCCTATGAGATCTACGAGTGTCACACGTCGGTCGACCTGTCCGAGTGGATCGATGGCGCTCCCGAGGAGCCGATCGAGTGCATTGTCGTCGTGGCCGCGGGCTCGACTCAGCGCGTCTTGGCCGTGCATCGCAACGTGGACGAGCGCACGGGTCAGAGGCGCCATTGGTTCACCCACTGGTATGCATTCCCCGGCCCAGGGTTCTACGGGCTCAGCCTCATTGACGTTATGCGCTCGACGCAGACGCCGGCCACGGGCGCGCTGCGGGCGCTGTTCGACTCGG